TACACTTATGCGATCGTCGGCAGCGTCAGATGTGTATAAGAGACAGCTTTATATTGATGGAGAAAGAATTATATCAGAAGAATCAGTAATAGGAAGCAATTCAATCTTAGAACAATTAGAAAGTATAATTGCAAAAATTGAACTATCCAAACCAACGGGTCAACTGCAAAGCATTACTGATATTCCCAATAATACTGGTAATAGTTTCAATATTTTTAGGAAACTTAGATTTCAAAGAATCAAGTTCAAGCAAAAGCTTTTCAAAATTCTTTTTTATAAGCTCCTCTTGGGCTACAAACCCTCCTCGGAGAGCCATATCGCTTGCTTCTACGTTGAGAGAAATTATAACATCTCCCCCAATAGTATAATTTGTAGCACTTATAAGATTTAAACGATTAAAGGCGACTACGACCATTCATGTAGAGAGAATTGTGGAGTGTTTACTTTGCAGGACGTTATTGATAAACTTCCAAAGTTCATAACGCCTATGCCATCAAAACAAATTCGTTTCTCATGCTTTATAAACATATTTTGTGGTATCAAGTATGTAAATGAAGATGATGTAAACGATGTTTGAAGTTGATTAGGGGGGAATAATCTACTTGAAATAGCCTATGAAATGCTATGTTGGTGTGTAGAAAATGGATATGTTGAACACAATAGTTAATTTCAGTTAATTATGGGGGGGGTAATTTCTAAATTTGTATCTTTACGTAAGGTTTAATCAATTAATATTCAACAATATGGAAATATCAAGAGACAAGAACAATAACCACATGCAAACAGTAGTTATAGACACTGCATATAATGTGGAGCAAGGACAAACTCTCAAATTAGGAGAGGGACTTTACCGATTTGCAGCTTATGAAGATACTACCTTCAATATGCCGTTCTTAGACCCTAATCACGAACGACCAGTTTTAGCAGCTATTTATATGCCTGCTGGCAGTGTCGAATACTTTTATGTCTACGATGGCACTCTTTCTGTTGTAGAAGGAAAACTCAATATCATGGGTTCTGACATTCAAACAAATTCATAGCCTATGTTAGTAAATGTTGGTAAACTAATGAGCCATACATCAACTAAGGGAGGGGGAGGAGTTAAGCACCCATTCAATCCTTCTTTAGTTGATGCGTGGTTTATGAGTGGGCTTTCCAATAGCGACAAGCCTACTCAAATAGTTGGAGTAAAGAAGAATAAACTCCAACTAAAGAACTTCGCCTATGCTCTGAATAGCGGGTTTGGAAAGTATGCTGTAAACTGGAATGGTTTTGTAAAAGCTACAGCAAACGCTAATTTCACCAACACCGATTCTTCTATTCATCTGACGGAAATATTGGTGGCAGACGGAAAGTTTTTGCAAACAAATGCAGACGGAACAATAGAAGCGTGTCAAATAAAGGTGGAAGGCATAACGGATGATATTAAGTTAAGATATGTATCTTATGCCGAAGACGGTACCGGAACATACACCTATCTTAAGAATGGTATCAATAACCTGCCAATATCCTACAAGAAATATACCGGGTTTGCTGCATCTGTAGTTGGTACTTGTAATATCACCATCACCCAACTGCCATCTGCCTATGAGGGTGCACTTGTGTTCGATGGAGTGGATGATTACGGTATATGTACTGGACTTCCTATTCTTGACGATTATACAGTGATATGCAGGAGAGAAATAGTCAGTATCAAGAATAATTCTGCTGTTGCATCTAAAAGGACTAATGGTTCTATGTGGAATGGAGCTTTTACATTTGAAAGGCAATCTATTAATACTAATAATTACTTATTAAACTACGGAGCGAGCAATAGTATTCCTCTTGCACAGGATAGCGTTTCTTACCAAACATCATTCTCTTATAATGGTACGACCATAAATCGAGGTACAGCAGAGGACACAAACCAATTATCTTTAGGATGCGCTTTGGTAACTACTACTGGAGCATCGTATGAATTCTTAAATTGTGCCATCTATTATTTTGCCCTCTATAACAAGTCGCTGACACCCGAAGAGGTTGAAGAGGAGAAAGTAAAGCTTGAAAATTATTGGGAAGGAGGTAAAAATGAATTGGCTTGAAATACCCGTAGAAGACTTGAAACAATTCGACAAGGATTGGGAAGTCAGAAGAAAGAATGTAGACGAAACAAAAGCTCTTTTGCATGAGGGAATATATAATGAACTTGTACCACAAGTTGAACCATTATCAGAAGAAGGAGAACCGATAGTCTATCCCTATCCACTTCTTGACAATCAAATGGTTGAAGCTCTGTTGGAAACTTCTGAATGGTCTAATATAGATGAATAAGGCTATACTTGTAGGATGGATTACTGACATTAGAGAAGTCGGTAGTTATGGGGTAATGGTGAAACTCAAAACTTGCGAAAAGGGTTTTACTACCCAAAAAGGCTATAAGGTAGCTGATAGGATAGATTATCATGTATGCCTTGCAAAAAGAACAATGACACGATACATTCTCGACAACTTCAATGTAGGCAACTTAGTTGAACTTACTGGGAAGATATACAACAAGCTGGAAGAAACCAAACATGGCGATAAGGTTCAGTTAACCAATATCCACATACAGACAATCAATCTGTATTCTCTGAACAACATATCTCCGGTTTCAAAAAGCAATGGTGATACAAAATCTGTAGAAAATCCCGATTTATATTTTGAATAACTAAAGTTTATTGCTACATTTGTGCTACAAACTTTTGGTTCATAATAACAGCATTTTAAACCCTATTCTTTAGCTTGCGAAAGTGACATTTCTAATTTTCTTGTAGGGAGGGATTAATTTCTCTCCCTTATTTTTTGGAAAGTTCCAAAATTTAGCATACCTTTGCCTTATCTTAAAAAAAGAAAATCAATGGAGAAAAAGAACTACTTAGACGATTGCCTCGCAACGCTTCAAATTCCGTCACTCCCTAAAAAAACTTGGGACAAGGTTTCCGAATTTAACAAAGGAATTTGCCTTGTAAGACGGATTGACGGAACAGAAAACTATGCAATTTGTCGGTACAATAAAGAGAAGGACGAAGCTGTCAAAGTCGTTAAAGATTTCTGCTTGGCGACATTTACAGAAATTCTTGAATGCTATCCAGTTCCCGACTTTGTGGAAGCTGACATTGAAAGTATGGACTTGGACGAAGCCAATAAAATGGCAATGGAAGAGTTGCTGGAAGAACGTCAAGAAGCTATCATGGAAGACGTCGAAGTTGAGGAGGAGAAACTTCCGGAGTGGATATATCCATTCATCAGCAACCGGGAAGAAGCTCTTGCATTCCTTAAAAGTAAGAGAATAAGAAACGCCCACTCTCTGAAATCTGACGAAGCTGTCAAAGCTAAATTGTATTTAGTTTACGAGGACGAAAAAAAGAAAAATAAATAACCAAAAATGATATGATGGATATTAGTAAAATGAGCAAGGCACAGCTTGTAAAACTCATAGGTACTTCCTATGTATTCGTGCCAAAGACCAAAGGACACATGTATTGCAGACTGGACGATAGAGGAATTTCTATTGCAGTTACCGACGATTACTCAGTTGTGTCTACCAACTTCCATAGAAACGTATTTACCAATGTAGTAAGTGGCGGTTATTCTAATCCTTATCTGTGGCTTAGAACATTCTGTGAGTGCATCGAAGCAAACAAAGAATTTGGAGAAGTTAAGGACAAGAATGGGAATGTACAAGGTTTCAGCTTCTCTCAACTGATGGAACATGCTGACGAAATGCCGGAAGAGATTGTTAAGGTATTGCAGCATACAGAGCGATGGATTTATACGCTTTCCGAGCCAGCCTTTGCCGTTGGAGGAGATACATTGCAAGTCACCAATGTAATGTGTATGTACTTCTCATACTTGGCAAAAAGTAATACCATGCTCATGCCAGCACCTTCCGATATTTCTCGCAACGAATTTTATCAGAAGTATATCGAAACTATCCGCTATCTTTCTCTTGAAACAACGCTTGATGAAGAAAAGGTAAAAGATTTGAAGGAACAAATCTGCAACATCGAACGTGAGGCAATGAATAAGATTGAGATACTGATTAAGGATAATGGTGGTGAATTTAAACAATCAATTGCCATTCCTAAAAGAGAGGTTGATGAAGGAGAAGCCTTAAACGAAATGAAGAATGATAACGTGGAGTAACATTGTTGCGGTCGTAATAGGCATGGCATTTATATACTGGCTATACAAAATTAGCGATTATGGAAATCCTTTTATAGCTGGCTTTATGAGCGTTTTATGGTTTTTCTCTCTAATCATTTTTTACGCGATTTGGGGAGGAATATTTTGGTGGTAATTAAACTAACAACATGAGTAAGATAGAAAGATTTAAAGAGATAGTTGCTGAAATGGCAACGCTCTACGAAAACAAGAACAAAGATTATGGCGATTCATTCGGCAAGTCAATCAAAGAACATGGCAATATAGCTGGCATTGTTCGCATGGAAGATAAGTTTAACCGATTGAAGTCATTGCTTAATAGTAATGAGAAGCCTAATTATGAATCGGTGTCTGATACGCTGACTGACCTTGCAAACTACGCCATTATGATGCGTATCGAACTTGAAGGTAAAGAAGGTACTACTCAAAAGTCTGTTAGAGGAAGAAGCGGAAAGTCTAAATAAAGCTTTGCACCAGCTTTTGGAAGATACAGAAGAGGCACAAAAGTATTTTTCAGAAAGTGTATCTGACTTGGATGAAATGAAAAAGAATATTCTTAAAGGTCTTGTTGATAGGTTCAAAGGACTTACTTGTAAGATTTTCGATGATGATGTGTTTTGTACCATAAAATTCTAAAGTGGTCGCCTTTGACTACTTTAAAATACGGTCTGTGAAGATAGTTTAGATTGATTTTCAATTTTTCATTAAGAGTGATTTTAATATTCTGATACCCTTCTTGCTTGTGAAAGTAGGAAGGTTTTTTGGAACTTTCACAGATTTAAGCTACATTTGTAGCGAAGTCTAAACTTAAATATTTAACGAAATGGCTGGAACAACTTTTACCAACAAGCGACTTTCCTATCATGTGTCTAACACAACTGGCACTATCACATTGGAAGGTGACGCTACAATCAACTCACAATCATTGATTGATTCATTCAATGGTAGTGTAAACTCTACTACCGGACAGTACGGCAACTTCTCTTACTCTGAATCCGATGGGGGACAAGTAAACAGAAGCTACAACGGCTCAAAGGAAATCGAAGTAGAGGCTTGTGACCTTATTGATTCTGTAATTGAAGACATCAAAGCAGAAGCATTGAAATAATGGTTAATTACGAGCAGACAAAGAGCTTGATGAAATCAAGAGGGGTAGATAACCTCTCTCCTCTTGACTTCTCTTTTTCACTGATGGTAGCTATTGGTATCAATGAGATACAATCTTATATGGTTACTATCAGAGGGAAAGAGTACGAAAAGAAAACCGAAGAACAAATACCTAAGTTCCGTGAAAGATGTAGCTTGGAGGTTACAGACTATCTTGAACGGACGGACATTAAAGAAACTATAAGGTTTCTTAGGGCAGAGCATGATAGAAATATCAAAGATACTGCCTTGCAGCTTGAAGACATTGACTTCAACGCAGAAGACCTAAGAAAGATATTGGCGAAGTTCTTGAAAGAGAAATACAAGGACATTGACGCAGCCGATGCAAAGGACTTGCTCAACGCCATCAAAATATACGTGGATAAGTTCGGAGATTCCGGAGAGGACGGAGTTGCTAAGTTCAACCGACACTTTATCCAAGTTTATCCTCCATATAATGCTGTATGTCCCAATTGCGGAAAAGAGATTGACTTGCCTCGTGGTGTCAACTCTAAATGCAAGCATTGCGACCATCAGTTTGTATGGAGCGAGGAAAAGGAAAGATATTACTGATTTGCCTTTTTTTTGTTTTAGCATTATTTATTTGTCATTTTAGCATCGGTTTGTGAAAATAGATGCTTTTAGTAGAAACATTTTAAAAAAATATAACAATGAAAACATCTAAAATTGTAAGCGTTTATAAGACAATGAACGACAGCAAACTCACTAAGATGGAGGATGCTGACAAGTTTAAAGTTATTAAAGCATTACGTGCTATTAAGCCAATCAGTGAAGGCTATGAGGAGTTTGTCAAGCTGACACACGAGAAGCTGAAAGACGATAAAATGGAAGAGATGCAGAAGAAAGCCCAACATTGGCAGGAAATGCAGTCACAAGGGAAGGAAGTTGAATATTCCTTTGAGGAGCGCAAGGAACTCAATGAGTATTTCCAGAACTTCAACAATACCATTGAGAAGCTGATGAAAGAAGAGGGCGACAAGGAGAACGAACTCACCTATGACAAGTTGAGTGAGGACGCTTTCGGAAAGTACATCGCTTCCAACGACTTCAATGTAAGTACCATCATGGACTTGCAGGAAGTTCTTGTAGGAGAATAGTATTTGTTGCATATTACATAGTTTATTTAGAGGTTAGGGGGAGCTTGTGAAAGTTCCCCTTTTCTATTGTTACGTCATTGGTCGTAGAGGTACTACGGAATCTGTATATCTCGATGAATCAAGAGTAACCCAGACTTTATAGGATTCGTCTGCTTTTATATCAAATATCTTTCTGATAACTGTGTATGTTTCACCAGCAGCCACAGTGAATGTTCCTAACTCTAATTTTGTTTCACCAACCATCTGTGGGTCAAACAAGTCATGTTTAGCGAAGCGAACCCACAGCCAATTATTAGTAAAGGTCTTGCTTGAACTTGTCGGGTTCTTGACTTGAACAGTCACGGTCAATGCAGTTGCAATCATTCCAATACCAGCATTGATGATGATATTATATGTGGTACTTACTACTTGTATCTCGGCAACCTTGGTATTTGGCAAAGTGAAATAGCCAGCAGCCTTATCCGCGTCCTGTATGCCAAGTTTTACAGTAGACAAGAACGGATAGACATTATATGTGTTTACTGGTAATCCATTTGTAGGCACTTTTACTTGCATTGTTCCCGGACTGTTAGCAGTCAGTCGTTGCGACCTTGTTCCTCCTTTCTGAACCATATATACACCAAAGTACATATCCCCTAATGTATAAGCCACGCCCTGCCATACCAATCCACCTATATCACTTAACGATAGACTTCCTCCCATTGAAGACGATGGATTATAAGCTACTGTGGCAAAAAAGGTGCTGCCACTTAGATTATCTACTTGCTTTGGAACTGTAAACGAGTGAATTGGAGCCATTGCTTCCGGCATATACCCTTCAAAGTCAAGAAGCCGGAAAGGTGCATTGCTTCCTCCTTGTGGCGGTGAATACTTATATCCATTTGCTCCGTCAGAAGTCATTTTACTTACTATATCCTTATAAGTACCAGCCTGCGCACCGCTTGTATCAATGCCACAATTCCCATTACTGCTTTTCCACCAATTTGAGTTTGTAAGATTGATATTTTCTGATGGGTATATTACGGGCTTATACTTTGCCCACATATTTGTTTTACCATGAGTATTCTTGCACAAATAACCTAAGTCATTACTTGATACACCCAATGCTGCGCGGACATCATCAATACTGACGGGTGCTACGATTTTCCCACTTGATATTGGCATAAATAAACTATTTAGTTCTAAGAGAACTTGGTAAAAAACATGGCTTTGAGCTACCCGTAGCAGCATTGAAGCCGTTAACAACTCTCACTTTCTTTTTCATATCATTCTTCATAATACATTGTATCTTAACTATATAGGTTATTCGACTTTGTGTTTTTTCATTTTTAAAGCATCTGCTGCGAAGTAGGTGCTTTTTTATTAGTTAAAGATAGGTATTCTCGTCTATACGGTGCATAGTCAAAGTACCCATAATATAGTTCCTACCAGTAGGGCGATTAACTATTATAGTTGTAGGTTCATAAGAATCTAAACATACAAACTTACTTTCTGCACCAGCATATTCAGATTTGATAGTCACTTGGTGGCTCGTCATATAACTAATGAAGTTCTTGTGAACCGCACGGACATCAACCGTACTATCGTGGAAATCATCTATGATAAACGAAATCTCTACATCGGGATTTTCGTAGCACACTTTATCCGGTACGAAGACATCTTCCTTGTTGCTGTTAATCCAAGAAGCCGTATAGATATTCTTGGGTTCTCCTTGTGCAAGAAATCCGTCCATCTTCAATATACGAAGACCTTTCCATTTAACTGTGAAGTCGGTATAGTCTTCAATACCAGCTTTTACGAAATATATATTTGCTCCTAACATAATCAGAATGGCGTATAAGATAAATAATACACATCTCCTGCGTTGGTTATATAGAAATCTATATAATTAGCACCTAATGAGATATTCAATACTAAATAATCATTTTCCATATCCGGTATTCCCTCTGGTGCATCTTCTGCCTTCTCTATTGATTTAGACACATAAACATTATAATATTTATTCGGATGCGTCAAAGAAAAAGTCAAAAAATCTTTTTAATTTGCTATGTGTTCATAAGCATTATCCAACAATGCAACAAATTCCGGGTCTTCTTTTGTAAATGGTGCTAAAGTTGGGACTAAGGGAGAAGAAGATAAGAACAGATTCATTATCTTTTCGGGCAATGGCTCTTGAACATTCTTTCCACCTTCTGCTTTATAGAACACTGTAGCTGCGCTCTTATCGCATAATATGTTTCTTGGTTGTTTCATAATCGTAAGTCTTTAGTGAACATTTTTACTTTACCATCATTCTCTAAAACCTTCACTTCACATTTGGGAGAATACATATAGACTACAACATTACTGTGTACGTCTACATAGTCAATAGTCAAAACACTTTCATCAAACAGATAGATACGTATGGCATTGAATCCGTCTAATTCCAAGTGAACATTAGACTTGTTAGATATATATATAGTTGGGCATTTAGTTTCTTGTACCGATATGCGGCTATCACATTGGACGAAGTGAGAAACGTCCTCTTTTAAGGTTATATAATCGTGATTATCTACCCACATAGAGTAAGTATAACCATCCACTCCATCAACATTATTAAAAGTGTGCTTCCCATTTATATAGTCAGCAAACTCCCTTTTCAAAAAGTCTACGGACATTCCCCAGCCTTCATACATTGAAGTTGCCATATATGGAATACTCTGTTGCTGCAAGGCAAGCTGCATTAGCTTCTCTCTATCCTCCTTGCAGGCTTTCCACTCCTTATTGTACTCGCTACACAAGTCCCGTAACAAAGAGTTTTTGTAAAAGTATAGTAAGTTATGCTCCATCATTCTTCTTTAAATAAGGAAACTATAAAATCACGTCCAGCACCCGTCCACCTTCTATCATAAATAATGCGTCCGTTATCTAATACAGTTTGCTTAACAGAAGTGTAACCTAAGTCGGCATACTTGGCATATAATAGCCATGTACCGTTTTGCTTAAACTGAACTTCCATCTTAGCTAACCGATTGTTAAGTTCTATTGCAGACCTCAAACCAACTTCCTTTGCAATCTCGTCAGCAGTATAAGTTTTAGAATCATGCACCAAGCGTTTAACATTGTCTTGTGCCTCCTTAGCTTCAAGTAACGCCTGCTGTTTTGCTTCATACTCCAAAGCCCATGCTCTTGCGGCTTCTGCCGGATTATTGAAGTTAGGCAATGTGATACCGGAAACAGCCTTCTCCTCACATGTAATGAAATACTTTCTTGCCTGCTTTCCTCGTTCATTGTTTTCAAGCATTGACAACTCCTTAGCCATTCCAATTGACAGTGCATATTCTATTTTACTAACTTGCTGATTATCAGTCTTCATAAAATTATGATGTCTGATATTCAATAAGTTACCTTGATAGTCAAAGCAAAGTACTTCAAAATCTTTTCCTTCCTCAAAATCATATCTACTGATTCTCCCTTTTATCCAATCAGCAAATTGTTGCTTGCTTTCAAGAAAAGCATGTAAATCACGTGCGTTAACCGCTTTTTGTCCGTTGTTCTCTTTAATAGGAATCAATATTCCTAAATCATTATTTTCTTTCATATTTACGATGTTTATACGGTATTAATAATAGTGAGGGAGAAGTGCACCGTAACCACTTTCAACAAAGGAGCGACCTTTATCTATCTCCCTCACTACAAATATATTAATTAATCGGGTAATATCCTAACATTTACACCATTTCCTGCGGCAGTAGAAATATTTACCGTCCAAACTTGAATGGCTTGAAGTATCTGATAACTACTTCTCATTTGAAGTAACATCTGCGACATCGTTCCTGCATTGACATTAGTCATATCCCATATACCTTGCAGAATAGTAGTTTGTTGGAACACTTGCCCACTAACCATATTTAAATAAGCTTCAATAGCCCCAGCAGTTTCTTCGGTCACCGAAGAGATTCCTTTCTGTAAGGAAGAAAGGGCTGCGTCTTTCACTCCACTACCGAACTCTATACCAAGCTGACCCATCAAGTTCTTTAAGTCCTCGTTTATCAAAGGAATTAACTCTTTACCTAAGTCAGCTATCTGTTTGGCTTCTTCGGTAGTGATACCTACACCGCCAGCAGAGTTTTCTTCGGTAAATCTCTTAACCATAGCAAACATGCTCTTTAACCGTTCTCCGACAATCGTAGAAGCAAGCGACTTGACAATCATATTTGTTATTAAATCATCGAAGCTCTCCTCTAAATTTTCCATTGTATCAGCACCTTCTTTCCAAGCTGAAATCCAAGAATCGGCAAAGCTTTCTGCGGCAGACTTCACATCTGTACCAAGTAAGTTATTTACTATTTCGGTAGTAGCATCATCAATCGCATTTTGCAAGTCTATAACTTGACCCTCCAAGTCTATGATTTTGTCTTTGTCTTGGTTCTTCTTCTTCCGGCTCTTTTCAAGTTGAAGCTGACGCTGAACTTCTGCAAGCTGTGCCTTCTGATTTGCAATGGCGGCTTTCTGTGCTGCAATTTCAGCTTTACCCATCGACTTATCAACGGCACGTTCAAGATTCTTATAAGCGTTCTCTAATTGCTTAACTCTTCTCTCGCTCTTTTCAACCTCTCTTGTGATTTTCTTGTTTCCGGCATTGAATATGGCTGATACTCCTTGCCAGATACCTCCTAATGTATTGATTGTTCCACCTAATATATCTCCTCCTGCTATTTGAGCTATTCCTTGTGCAGCTTGTGAAGCACCTTGTATGGTTTCACCAATAGTAGATATAGTATCAGAAACTCCCTCGGAAAATCCCATCTGCTCAAAGATGTTTCCTATGGAACTAACTGACATACCCAACTGACCTACATATTCAACAGTACTTTTAAATTTACCGTCCAGCCCTTCAAAGTTATCCTTCAAATTCTCAACTTGGTCTGCAAGCAAAGCAAAAGGATTACGAGAATTTACCTCTGTCTTTAAAGCCTTAATACGTGCCATTAATTCCTTGTATTCGCCGATTGGCATGTTGGCTCTATTAGCTACCGCAAACCTCTCTATCTCGTCAATCATATTGTTTAACGACACAGTGCTGATTGCATTCAAGTCTTGGAATGACTTCTCCCAAGCATTAGAGGTATTCTTCCATTCCTCAAAAGCTATCTTAGTCTTTTCTTGTTCCGCACCAGTATCAACAGCAAGAGAGAGCTTTGGAGCTTTCTCGTTTATGAAGTTCTGTATCTCTTCAATCTCACTTTCTATCTCCGCTCTTACATCGGGGCTTTCAGTCACAGACAACTGTAATTCCAGCTTTGCCAAATCAGAAGTTGCATCAGTAACTCTATTGGAGATAGAAGCTTGGTCTTCCAAACGTTTTCTTTCGACCTCTGCTATCTTATCCTCCATTTCAGCGTACTTATCTGCAATAGACTGGAAGTTCTTGAAATCATCCAATGCGGCTTTCTTGATAGTATCGCTTAACCTTTTCTGAATGTCTTCAATAGCCTTTGAAGCGTCACTCTCACTCTGAACCATAGTATTAAGAGAGCTTTGCCAACTGCCAACCCTTATGTCGTTAGGATTCTTTTCGATTAAGTCTTGTAATCTCTCTTGTTCTTTTTGGAAGGATGAAACTTTTTCCCTCAAACTATTCAATGTAGCGTTAACATCAGCCTCTAATTGTTCAAGCGAAACGGGGTCATATTCAAACAATCCAGCAAACAGTGAACCGAACTGCCCAGCACCTTCAATATCCAATTCCAGTTCGTAGCCTTGAAACATTCCCTCAATCTTGCGTTTTGCCAAAGCAACACTTGCAGAGTTAATAGAGATAGAATATTCAATCTCGCTCTGTGCCTTCTTCCCGGCAACCAACTGTTTAGCTTCTGGCGATTTGAGGGTTTCAGCTATCTTATTATAGAACTTTGGAGCACTACCTTTATCAAAGGTAATCAAGTCGTTAATATCAACACTGACACCCTTAAACGCATTGTCGAATAAGTCTTGGTAAGCTTCCTTCACTTTTTCGGTAGCATAGGTTATATTGCCAGTGTCTTTCACAAGCTGCAAGAACTTCTTCTGAATATCATCTACCAACTTAATCTGTTGTTTCAGCAAATCCATTTCCTCCTTTTTGGATTTATTCAAATCCTTTTGGGAAGTAAGATTTATCCTTAAAGAATTAGCAATCTCACGAACCATCTTAATTCGCTGTTGCGTCCATTCTTTTGATTCATCATCAACTAATAATCCCTCATTGATTAAGTCTTCTTGCTTCTTTAATTCCTTGTACTCTTTCTTTAGACGGTCTGTATAATCAAATATACCTTCGTCCTCTTTGAACTTAAAGATATTGCCTATCCTTTCATTTTTAGATGTAATATCATCTACAATAGCCTGCCATTTAGATAAGGCTTTTGTTTCATCGTCAGTAGGTTCTTTAAGCCCAGACAAGCTATCATTAGCTTTTTGAATGGAAGCGTTTATAGAAGCTAACTCTTTTTGCATTTTCTGCAAATTCTCAAATGCAGCTTTCTCTTCCTTTTCAGAAGCCGGACGAGTATAAATCTCACCAGCCATTCCAGCTACAACTTCAACAAGCCCTTTATTATATAATTGGGATTGTTTAGCTATATCTGTAATTAATTGGTCCCTTCTCTTTTCAAGTTCAGACAGTTGTTGCTCCGTACCTTTTATGTTAGACTGACTTAATGCTTCCGCAAATTCTCTTGCAGCTTTAGTATTAATACCTAATATCTTACCATATTCATTCATTTTTGAAATAATGGCAGGAGTAGTAGCATCTACCAACTTACTCATTACCTTATCTAATTGGTTATGAGCTTCTTTATTAGAATTTACAGCAGTTTCTAAATCTTTGTTGTTCTTTGCAGATTTTTCAGAAGAATCGGCATAGGCATCTATTGTTTCTTGGGTTGTACGTATTGTCTTTTGTAAATTGTCATATTGAGAAATAAGGTCTTCAACATTTGAAAGATTTTCAAAAGACTTCTTCAAATGTGTGCTTGCTTCGTCAAGTCCTTCTATTTGCTCCTCTACACTCTTAGCTTTAGGTAATAAGATAGCAAAAGTAGTTAATAAAGCTACAGCGCCAGCAGCTACAGCAGCGTATGGATTAGCAGCTACAAAAGCTAATGCCCTATTCAATACGCCTTGTGCTCTTGCAGCAGCAAGTGTAGCGGCAGCAGTTCCTTGTGTTGCCCTCGCTCTGGCTACTTCTGCAAGAGTTTGTTTAATTGTTAATCTTGTTCCGTTTAACGTTTCTATATTAGCTAAGGCTTGCATTGCCTTATAAGCTCCTATTGTCGATATGACTACAGTCAATGCAGAAGATACAGCGCGCCAATTTTCAAATAATTTCTGTACTACAGATATACTTCCCGTCAATATCCCTTGATGCTCCTTACCTATTTCATTTAACATAAAATCGTAAGCATCAGTCAAATTTGATAATTTACCAGCTAACGTTTCAGCCTGCTTAGCTTGAAAGTCGTAGAACATGCCACCTTCATCTGTATAACGGTTTAAGACTTTCATTACATCAGTGAAGGAAACCATCTTATTAGACATTCTATCCATGACATCACCTACTGAAACAATTCTTTGTTCCTGCTCAGTGTACATCTTGGCAAGTTCAGAAGTTATAGAAAGACCAGCATTGGCAAAGTCACGAGCATCCCTTGCTGTAAGTACAGTCTGTGCCCTAATCTGACCTAAGTTGTAAGTCAAACGTTCCATTGGTACACCAAGAGCGGCACTAATATCTGCAATACGTTTTGAAACATCTACAAGTTCTTCTGCTTCAAAGTTATAGGCAGCAAGCATTTTTGTTGTACTTGCCAAGTCTATTACGGTAAATGGAGATTTAAGAGCTAAAGTCTGTTGTTCCCGGAATATCTGAGAACCTTTTTCAAAGTCATTAAGTACAGCACCGATTGAACGTTCAAGCAATTCATACTGACCTCTAACGTCCATAAGACTTTTTACAAATCCCGTGATAGCTCCTAAACCAGCATAGAAGAGAACTCTTTTACCTAAGTTCTTGAAGGATTCCATCAATCCGCTATTTACCTTTTGAAGCTGAACACCAGAGGAGATAGCATCAGCATTTGCTTTTTTCAAACTTGCCATTTCCTTATTTACAGTAGCAAGTTTTGCAGCATAATTAGCATCATCTGTGGAGAGATTACGTTGTACAATCTGCAAGGCTTTCAGCTTTTCAATTCTTTCTTGGATTGACTTATTGCCCATAGCCATAGCCTTTTCGTAGCTTTGACCTCCTTGTGATATTCTACTCTTCTCCTCCTCTCTTGCTATTCTTGCTGCTAAGTTGGCAGTCTGCTGACGGAGCAATATTTCTCTTTGAAGCAGCTTCTCCCTTTGAGCAACATGAACATTAATCCTTGCCTCTTGCACATCAGTTTTTACAGTAGCCAATTGCTCCATATTATTCTTAATACGGGTTGTGTTCCCTTGTATCTTAGAGAATACTTCTCGCAAATTATTGGCAACTTGCAAGGCTTGGTTCATGGAATTAACGTCTACAGATACATTCGTAGTAGTAGCTTGCGTGGCAGCAGTATTACCTTGTGCAATATTAGTTGCCCCCAAACTTTTAAGCTTGGCTTCCAATTCTGAAATCTTCGTTTCCAAAGGACGGATTTGTTGGTTAAAGCCATCAACTAAGCCCTTGCCAATATTCTTACCTAATTGGTCGGCAAAGCCCTCCACACTCGCCAACTTGCCTTCCAGCTTGTTGGTGAAATCTTCCAGACGCTTTTCCGTCTTCTTTAGAGTTTCATCTATGCTTGATAACAAGTCCTTATCAGACATTGAAGCACTAATAACTACATCTTTATTGTCTGCCATCGCTGCTACTTTTTATTTTATTCTTGGTATGGTATCTAACACACTACGTTTAGGTGCTTGCAACTCACTTCTATCACTTTTACGTCGTTTCCAAAACTTCTCCCATATCTCTTTATCTTTGCCACGCAAATACTTGATATGGGTGCTGTCTACTGTCAAGAAAAGAACTTGTGCCATAGACAATCTATAAAGATAATCGTCATACGTAAACTGCGGAAAGCTACGTATGAAATCACCTAAATCTCCGATTTGGCTTGCCGCCATAATGTTAATTGTTCCGCTACCTTCTTCCTCATATTCGTCTGCGAAACCATAAGAGCCTTCCCCGATATGAGCACCGTAAAAACCGGTGATAAGTCGATGCTGTTAATTGCCTCAATAATGATTGCCGCCCATTGAGCAGGCTCAAATACGGAGTTGAGAATACGAGCCTTCATAAAAGCTATCAGTTTGTCATTTCTGCTCATAACTTCTATCGCACTCGCATAATCGGTTATATCATCTGGTGAGAAGAGGTGATTAACAAGAATGATTGCTACAATCTCGGAACTTACGTCCAAGTCTGTACATAGAGCGTACATCATGCTCTTATCATCCTTAATATCCTCTTCCTTTTGTAATTTCAACGCTAATTGGAAAATACGCTGGTATGAGTATGCCCTCAACCGATGCACCTTATACTGCTTATCTCCTAACTTGACAAGCGTAGGATTGTCAGTCATAATCTCTGATATTTCCCTCTTTAGCTCGTCCGGTATAATTAAATCCTTTTCTTCCATTATCATTTGTGTATTAAAGAAAAAAGGACAGCAGCAAACAAGCCACTGCCCTTTCTCTTGATTTATAATGGGTCTTAGCTTCCAACAGAAGGTTCAGCCATCTTCATCTCAACCGTTTTGCCATCATTGTCAACTAAAGCAGTGATAGCGATGTGCAGTTTCAACGGGGCAGTCTTCAAATCAGTACCATCCCAATTGGTAGCGACCTTACCTTTGTAAATAACAATGTAGTCAATACCATTGTAGAACTCCAACTTGAACTGCTTGTAAACGTTGGTGAATGAAAAAGGCATTGTGTACAAGCCAGTAGAAGCGGTAAACTGACCGCCTTCCATAGCGGCAATCTCTTCCGGTTTGTACTTAACCAAGTCAAATTCAATCTTGTAAGAACCAAGTGTACCCACGCTATCAAGCGGAGTATCATAGAACTCACCGTTAATAGCACTTTCACTTGCGGTTTCTTGACTGATAGACAAACCTTCCAACACACCCATAAGAGGAGTATAAGAAGCTTCTGCACCAGCCCCGACTTCCGCATAGCCTAAAGACTTACATTTGTAAGTCAACAAATCTTGTGTAGCCATCTCGTCTAATTATTAAATTATTATTTATATTGAGGCGCTTATATCCAAGCTTACACTTGAATAATTTGACGTTTCATCGAGCCGCTACTTCTTAGGGAGCTTGTGCTCCGGTCGTCCATAGTTGGGTTCTCACCGTCCAATCCCCGATGCGCCAGCGGTTGGGTTAATTTTTACTTTATTAGTACCATAAATGATTTAATATACATGAAGAACAGATTGTCGCTCTCATTATATATATCATCAGTTGACAATATGCCGTCAGTTGATATGTCGTATTTTCCTCCGGCTTTCTGAACTTCTGCATTCACAATATCGGATATGCTTGTTTCATACTTTTGCAGCAAGGTGGTGTCAAGCCGACCTCTTGTCTTGGGAGGGATATACATCTCAACTGTCACGCGAACGCTCGCAAAAGCATTCAAGTTGAACTGGCTCTTATCCTTAATTTCTCCCAGACGGATAACCATGAAACCGCCAGCGTTTATCTCCTCTTCCAGCTTGGTAGGCATTTCCATCGGATAGATGTACTTTGTAACCTTATCTATGAAGAGAGAGTAAACATATTGGTATATCGGCATTCGCCTTGCGTCAATAACACTCATATCCCTATTAGGCGTTCATGTCCTTGTGGGACACTTGACGTTTCATCGAGCCGCTACTTCTTAGGGAGCTTGCGCCCCGGTCGTCCATAGTTGGGTTCTCACCGTCCAATCCCCGATACGCCATCGGTTGGGTTAATACTATTTTTTAGGTGTAGCTTGGTTTTCGCTATATTGGCATTTATGTACTAAGTGTCACTTTGTATATAAGTAACTTATATTGTTTTAACGGTTGCCTTCCCTGCAAAATCTTCCTTAATGTCGTCATATATGGTTGATAACACTTCAAACCTTCGTCTTGGATTTCCGGCATTCCCTCCTTCCAATATAGGAGCATAAGGCACTGTTGCTGCCAGCACCAAATCCCATCCTATATAAGTGGCAGGAGTATAGTTTGCCAAGAACTCGTCAGCAAGCTTTCTTCCATCTATCAGCTTGCCATGATACTTTGAGTTTTTAGTTGCCATCTGATACGGATACAAGTAGCCGCTCCCCTTCAAATTGCCTTGATAGAACACAGCCCAAATATAACTATCAGCCAAGTTGTAAGTCTGGTCGGTAAATCCGCTTTCAGAATATGCTTTCTTCAACAATTCGGGTGCATAGGCTATTAGTCGCTGGGTTTGCTCGCCAGCAAGTCTGTCAAACAGTTCTTGCCGAACCCTTTTCAAACCACTCAAATCAACTTTTACTTTTATCGCCATCCACCTTTTCTATTTGCATATATAGTTATAGCACCTAACATCGAAGGTATGCTGTTATCAACTTGCATCTTAATTTGCTCTCCCATAACATCACATTCTATCCAGTCTTCATTACGTACTGGATTAATATACTTCCCGTCCTCTCCTTTTATCAAAGGAATAGAAACAACGTAGTCGCTTGTTTGAGCGGTCGAACCGGATTCAGCAACAGAAAGATTCACGTCCATTACTCCTTCGTAGACGGTATCTTCTTCATCGTCGCCCATAGAACTTTCGATGATTCTGTATATACGTCCCGAAAAAGGAAATTCTTCTATGTCACTGAATGAAATCATATCACATCTATAATTTTCAAGAGTTTAATCTTTGGACGAGCAGAGATAAGAACCTCGTAATTAGGGTCATTGTATCTCTTATATATGCCCAAAGCATAACTTATTTTATTACTCTGATAGATGTCCGTCTCTGACCCAACTGTACGCTGGAAGTTATTATGAGAGGCAGATTGAGATGCTGTACTTGAAGGGCTTAACAACACTGCGGTAAATATTATATCGGCAGTCATTAAATCCTTTTGTTCTTGGGTCAACGTCATAGCATCCTCGTTTACATCTGTGATGCCGCGGTCAAGAGCAATTCTCATAAATGTATTCTCCTCAAACGAATACCGACAAGATGAAGAAAGCCATTCAAGTATAGTCATATATAACCCTCCAAGTTTAAGAACCAGCAGACGTAGTATCAACAACAATGTGTTCCATAAACTCGGTCAGCACTGGCATATAACGACCGATAGCATCAGTATGATATGCCTTGTAGATACCGTTAGGAACTACCTTGTTGATAATATAAAACAAGTCATTCTGTGCAGAAGCGATTGAATAGTCAATCGTCTTGTTTGCTTCACGCTGCAACAAGATAACATCGGCAACATCAGAGTGAACAACACGACCAGCAAAGCCAATAGGACGCAGAACTGCTACGCCATCCTCCCATCCTTGTACAGTCTTAATCGTTTTGATGTTTTGTACCACTTGTTCCTCTTTCACAATGCGGATAGGAGAAATCTTAGATACAGAAGAACGAGAATACTGAATAAGCTGCTCCCAAGAAATGATGTTAGTATCAATGCCAGAAGCACCATTAGTAACAACAATAACCTTATCGGGCGCATACAAGCGAATCCAACGGTTAACTTCTTCCTTGAAGTATTTGTTGTTCAGCAAGTAAGTGATAACCATGTTATACGGCAAATCCCATTCCATTGTACCAGTAAATCCAGTACGGTCACGGAAATCTTTCTCAATCTTTGCCATTTGTTCCGGAATGTTAGCTCCTGCGTTCGTCCATACTTCCTTACCAGCCTTAACAAAGTTTTCAGTAGGCACATACTTCGGGAACTCATGTACGACACCGGACATACCACGAGAATCAGCATTGCTGTACTGACCTCCCTTAGACAAAGCTTGTGCGGCAATGTTAGAAAGACGGTAGTTGTGTGTCTTAATCAAGTCAGCAACACCACGTACATAACCTTCCAACAAAGTAGCATTAGCTTCACCAAGTTCATTCAAGCGTGCTTTCAATTCCTCTTTTGAAAGAGAAGTTTCAAACAAGCCTTTACCGAACTGAGGGATAGTACCAGTTCTCTGTTCCCAGCCTTCGTTATCCATCTGAGCAACTTCACTCAACGGTGTCATTGCATCAGCCATCGGAACGGGGCGGCGAGTAACATTATAGATAGTATAAGCAGGGTCAAGCTTCGGGCGGCTCATGTCAATAGGGTACTTGCCACCATCAACAGTAAAGTGTTCCTGCCAGAAGAACTGGTTTGCATCCATGACGATTTTCTCGTCAATGAGCGTCTGAATAAATGCACTCGTACCGTCAGAGTTTACCAAGCCTCTTTGATAGAGTTGGCTTACTAACTCGTCGGGATTAAATTGATATTTATATGCGTTTGCCATAATTCTACTCCTTTCCTTTAGATTTCAAATACACCTTCAATGTAGTTGCGGTTCTTAGCCAATACATACTTCGGAAGCGGTTGCATACGTTCAACAAATGCACGCTTGCCATAAACAGTGTTGATGTTGTGCTGAACATTAGTAACTCCCCAGCGACCATCAGTCGGAGCGAACTGTGTATCTGCTTCGATGAAGGTATTCGGGTTTTTAACCAACACAGTAGCGCCGGCAGCAGCAGTAGTTGCAACTTCACCATTGCTATTAGCAGCTTCAACCAAAATATCATCAATAGTCAGAGCACCGATTGCAGTGTCAACAGTAAGAATAAACTGCTTATTCTCTTCATCGAACTCAACAGATGTAACCTTACCAGACTGTCCCGTAGTTTCAACTGTATCGGGAGCTTTCATAAGTACATTGCCTACTTCGGGAATGTGAGAATAGCCAGAACCATCTACATGTAAAGTAGTGTCTGTATCAACAGCCGTAGCCTTTACCACCTTAAACGTTTTCAGAAGGAAACCCGGTTTCCACAATCTGTATTCATACAAGTCAGCCGCAAAAGCATAGCCAAAACCCTTATACGGGTTTGCAATGGTAGAGCCATAGAGGACGTTAGAACGTTCCTCGTGATTGGCGTCCTTCCACCATACGAACTTGCCACCTCTAAATTGTTTAGCGGAAGCAAAGAAGGTTTCTAAATTAAATTGTGCCATTTTCTTTTGTTATTTAAAGTTTGACGGGTTTTATGGCAGCAAGGTAATCTTCCATCGTTGTTTTCTTTCCGTCGGGAGATAATGGTGTAATATCACCAATAGAGCTTCTGAATATATCTTGATAATCTTTCAGCAGTCTTTCTGCCTCGGCATTAACATCAGCATCAATTGCGATATTCTGCTTACCAAGATAGTTACGAAAAGATTCATGTAAATCTTCCCTCACCTTAGACTTGGCTGTATCGTATATCTGATTGCGAACAGACTTCGTTTTCTCTTGCAATTCAAACTTTTCCAGCCTATCAAGTTTCTCTTTGTACTCGGCAGGCAACTCAAATTTCGGAGGCTCTTGATTGCCTTCTTCATCATCATTACCTTTTTCAGCCTTTTTCTTCCATTCTTCAATCTGAGATTTATATTCAGCTTCCTTAGCTTCAAATCCCTTAGTCGCTTCTGAGAATGCGTTCTTTCTTGCATGTCCGCTACTTTCAACTGAAATATTCAATGCGGCTACTAAGCCAGCATCTTCAATCGGAGCATCCTTGTAAGCTTCTGCAAATTTCTCAGAGAACTTATCTCTGAATGTTTCACTCAAATCAAAATTACGTTCTTCGCAAATCTGATTAACTTTAGATAAAACTTCTTCTTTTTGTGCCATTGTTCGTCAATGATTTTATTATTTTGAACAAAAATAAATAGCTTTTTCATTACTCATACTGTGGTTATCGAAAAAGTAGCATATTTATTTTAAGGCATGTAGCTTGTTTTTCGATAAGTGGCATATATCGAAGCTTAGATTGCGTATTTTTGTAGAAAAAAAGAGAACGGTATTTATCTACAAAGTATCACTTAGCTTTTTATAAACAAATGCCAATATAGCGATAACCAAGCTACACCTAAAAAATAGTATTAACCCAACCGATGGCGCATCGGGGATTGGACGGTGAGAACCCAACTATGGACGACCGGGGCGCAAGCTCCCTAAGAAGTAGTGGCTCGATGAAACGTCAAGTTGTTCAAGTGTAAGCTTGGATATAAGCGCCTAAAGAACCATTATGAGCGAGAAAATACAGAAAGACAAAATTGTTAGTCCATTGCCGGGTTGCCAATATGAAGCCATCCGAAGCAATGCTGACTATGTTGTGCTTACTGGTAGTGGTGGTGGAGGAAAATCATTTACATTAGGTTATGCTCCAATTTCATATCTATATGAAAACCAAGGGGCAAAAGCTGTATGGTTCATGCGTAATGTTGGTGACTTTTTTGACGCTGGTAAAGTAGTGGATGGTCTTAAAGAAATATATCCGCTTATTGATAGACGTTTCAGAATACAACCAAGAGAACCTATTGGAGAAGTCATTAAGGTTCAAGACGATATGGGTGTGAAGTTTTTCAATAGTTCTGAAATCAAATTCCAGCAGTTGAATAATGAAAGTCCCACTGTAATAGATAAGATATTCAAAGGATTGCAGTTTAAGAAAGCCATATTTGAAGAATGCAATAAATTTGAATGGAGAACTATTTCTACTTGTCAAACCCGTCTGCGTGCAAACACTAAGGGTAAAGCCCAAATATATCTTGCTCAAAATCCAGAACGTGAATGCTTCATACGTAAGCTATGTGGTTGTGGTAAGAATGGTGGGGGATGGATTGGAGATGATGGAAAACCCATTAAAGAAATGAATGGAGTTGTTCGGTTCTTCCACATTGTAAAAGGTAATTTGGATGAAGTCTATTGGGGAAATACTAAGGAAGAGGTTTATTCTAAATGCAAAGACATCATAGACAACCTTTTGCAGATTGACCCGGATATGTCTTATGAGGACTTTATTATGAGCATGGTATTCTTTACTTTTGATGTGAGGGATAACCAAGCCATGCTTAAAGCAAACAAGGGTTATCGTGCTATGGCTGCAACATCTGTGCTTGCAGATTCAATGTATGAACCTAATTGGAATTTCTCTATACAAGACGAAAAGGAAGAAGAAGAGGATGATAATCTTTCCGAAGTGACAGAGGATGATATTCTCAACATGTTTACTCACGTTTCTCCATGTAAATGTAAGAAGGAACGTATTACCGTGGATATGGCAACTACTGGGGAGGATAACTTTGTAATGAAGCATTGGGTAGGTTTCCATTGTGACGATATACAATATTGCATGAAAAACTCTAATCTTGAAGCTGTAAAGATGATTAAGCAGTTTATGGTTAAGCATGGATTGACTGATAAAGAGCTAATCATTGATGTGCAAGGTAACGGTTTCTTAAAAGAGATTTTCAATCTTGTATCAGCAAACGGTGGAGGTGTCGCATTCTCCGGAGCGATTGCCGCAACTGCTAAAGGAAAGAAGTTGTATGAAAGATTTAAGGATGAAGCTGCACACCTTGCTACCCAAATGATAAAGGCTGGATTGATAACCTATGACAGACAGCTTGCTAAAATGAGATATACACATCAGAAGCTAAAGCGTGAAGGTTCTACTACTGTCTTAAAACAAATGCAGTTTGAGAGCAGAATATTCAAATTTAAACGTTTGCCTTCGGGACGAATACAGTTTGAAGGAAAGAAGGAGCAACATGCTCTGATAAAAGGCTTTTCTCCCGACCTTACAGACAACATCATTATGCTTTGTGGGGGATTGTGTTATGACTGTTATAGGGAATTGGCTGGTGCTACTGGTGGAGAATTAAGAAGGAAATTATCTCTTGAAGATATAATGAACCAAGTAAATGGTACTGCACAACCAACAAGGAAAAGAGGAAAGATTACTAATTCAGATAAGATATTGAAAATTTTAAGCAGCATATAAAATGATAACGAGAAAAAACATTGATTGGTATTTGTCAGAACCAACGCGGCTGTTGTTGAAGAAGCCTTTTACAAGAGGTGGAAAATTTCAGTCGTGCAAAACTTATATTGGTGATGTTACACTTAACCAAAAAACAACTGCCCAGTTGAGCGACTTGACATTGCAAGAGGTTTCACAAGACCTCTATCTGAGAGAGTACGACCCTTCTCTACACAATATAAAGTATAATAATTCAATTCCTAAGATTGCAGTCAGAGTTGGAGATACTGATATAGTCATAGATGAACTTGTGCTGACAGTTCCTTTGCAAAAGAATATTCATGCGGCACATGTTCTTCATCTCACTGCTAATCCTATTTCTTTTAATCTCTGTAATATAGAGAAGAATGATACCATCAGTAAGAAGTTTCAGAACTTTAAGCTGGAATGGAACATGAGAAATATGGAGCAAATCAAGTACGAACTAATATCCAAGCAGAAGAAAGTTGGCGATGCTGGCGTACTATTCAAATTTGACCCCATAAAGAAAAAGGGAACAGTTAAAGTCTATTCCTATGATGATGGATATTCAGTCATACCTAACTATAATGAATATGGAGAAGAAATTTCACGCTCCTTGTTTTATAAGATAGATGATTTGACAGAAGTCATTGATACATTTGATGATAAGTACCTTTATCGTTCAATACGAAGCAAAGAAGGAGAACCTACCAATAATGGATGGGTTACTGAAAGGATTCTTCATGGGTTTAGCCGTAATCCTCTTGTCTACCATAGAGGCAAAGTAGCTTGGGAATATTCTCAAAGTATAATTGAGATAATTGAATTGCTTACAAATATACATGCTGTGACATTAAAGCGGTTTGGTACTTGGGGATTAGTCTTAAAAGGGGAAATGAATGAAGACAGTTTCAAGCGAGATAACGGCACATTAGTTATCAATCTCCCGGCAGACGAAGGTTCAAGCTACAAGACAGAAGCAAAGACTTTGGAGTTTCCAGAGCCGGAAAGTATGATTGCTTATCTGGAATATTTGCTGGAACAAGTTTCAATCGCTTCATCTGTCAGCTTTATCACTCCAAAGGATATCACTAATACTGGAAGCGGTGGCAACGGCATTGCATTGTCTATGCGTAATGATATTGCACTGGCTACTCAAAGTGTTGCTGATTGGTCTGATTCTATCAATGAGATAACCTATCTCTTCCAAGAGATGTTAGGATTGGAAGAAGACCAGACGAATGCTTATACAGATTTGAAAATTAAAGCCAAACTGAATATTTGGAGCATGGAAACCAACAATACTAAGATTACCAACTTAGCTATGGAATCTAAATGGATTTCCCGACAAACATTGATTGAAGAATCTCCGTCTTCTGCACCGGATGAACTTGACCGAGTAGAAAAAGAGAAAAAGCAAGAAGAAGAAGAAGATGCTATCAAGCAAGCTGAAAAAGCTGAACGGATAAGCAAGAACAACAATACAGAGATTATCGAAACTCCTAATAAAACTACTTACAGTAGCAACGTTTAAAATAACAATATCATGGATTGGACGCAGATTTTAGTATCAATACTTGGAGGAGGAGGTTTCTTAGGTGGAATAGTTTCACTTGTAAATATGAAACCTTCTCGCAAGAAAGCGATGGCAGAGGCTCGGACAGTTGAGATTACGAACCTTGAAAAGTCAATATCAATAATGGAGAAAAGCTACAGTAACATACAGACGTATGTGAACAGGGAAGTAACCCGTATTGAAAACGACCTTTCAGAACTGAAAAAAAAGTATGAAGAAAAAGTTATCTCTATACGGCAAGCATACATTTGCAAAGTACCAAGCGAAGAATGTCCGGTGCTGTTAAAGCAAGCAAGGTTTGATATGGCACATGAATGTGAAGAATGTAGAGGCTGTGAAAAGAATGAAAAGAAGGAGGACTGAAAATGAATATAAAGAACTATTTTAATATCAAAGAGCTTGTATGCAAGCATGTATATAACAAGTTTGGAGAAATGGCTTGGACGTTTTTTGACCCACGATTGCTTGAAACAATGTGTGTCATACGAGAAAAGCTTGGCAAGCCTATAACTGTCAATACTTGGCATTCGGGAGGAAGTCTGACACAAAGAGGACTGCGCTGTAATGTGTGCCAATTAGTAGCTGAAAAGACACGATTGGAAAAGGTGTATGTGTCTGCACATCTACAAGGAACTGCGCTGGACTTTGATGTGAAGGGAATGACCGCTTTGGAAGTTCGTAATTGGATTAAGGCAAATCAGATACTTCTCCCTTATCCGGTACGCTTGGAACAAGATGTCACTTGGGTACACTTAGATGTACGTACTGATGGAAGTAATGGCAAAGTAACCTATTTCAAAGGATGAAAAAGGTTCTTCTCCTAATAATCCTTTTGCCTCTTTTGTTTTCATGCCGAACTGCAAAAGACTTGGAGAAAAATACAGAAATAAAAGAGATTATCAAAGAACGGCATGATACTTTAACGGTACACACAAGAGATAGTGTCTATTTTTCTGTGATTCAAAAAGGTGACACTGTTTTTAATACCAAGTATATTGAAAAAATCAAGTACATAGACAGAACAGTCATACAGAACGATACTATATATCAAGAGAAAGAAGTCATTAAGGAGAAAGAAGTCATTAAGAAGCATGTTCCATCATGGTGCTGGTGGCTTTTACTAATTAATGCAACAATCATAGGAATAATCGGAATTAAATACTACGTAAAATGGCGAACGAAGTAAACCCTATACTGAATATATACAATGAAGATGGCACTCCCTTCCACGACATTAGTTTGAGAAAACACACTTTCTCAACTATTGTTATGTCTTTAAATGACAAGATAGAAGGAGAGTTTTATTATAAAGACAATTCACTTTCGTTTACTCTGCAAGAATATGTAGAGTATAAAGGAATAAAGTACATTCTTAAAAATCCTCCCGTAGTTGTTAGAAAAGGAATGACTTCGGAAAACAGCGAGGCAAAGGGAATGACTAAATATAGTTGTACTTTCTACCATGAAATGATTGAATTGTACAACATTCCCTTTACAGACATTGCTATTAGTAGCAGTGAGGAAAGTTATCGTAGCGAAAAACGGACTTTCTCGTGGATTGGTACATTAAGCATGTTCGTTCAAAAAATCAACTCATGTCTTGTCGGAACTAAATGGACTTGCAAGTTGCAGCCAACATTTGTAGATGATGGGACAATGAGTGATGTGTTATCATTCAGCAATCAATTTATTTCAGATGTTTGCAAGACTGCATACGAAACATGGAAAGTCCCATTTGTAGTTGATGGATATACTATTTGGTTTGGCAAGCCATCTAAGGAAATACTCGACGATGAAAACAAGCCATACATATTCAAATTCGGACAAGGTGTAGGACTGAAAAACAACGATTGCACACCAAAGAATAATAAGGTCATTACTCGTATTGCTGGATATGGTAGCAACATTAATATTCCGTATGGCTATCCTATAATTACAGATGCAGACGGAAATCGCATTGAGCACCCATATACTCGTGACACGTTAATGCCATCAGTATATGTAGAGGCTGTTAGAAATAAAGTCTTGTTTGGTTCTAAAGACCCTCTTATTGACTACTATGACGCAGATAGCAGCTATCCTACTCCTATCAATCCTCTTGCACCAGTATTCCATATCCAAGAATTTTCCAGCATACAACCTACTATTGAAGGTATGACATACAAGGGACAAGCTATTGACTTGTTCAAAGAAGTAATAGTACCGGAAGGTGGCTGGGATGATTATATTGACCCCGAAACGGGAGAGGTTAGACAGTCGTATTTTGATGTGACGCTTTATCCTCTTGGCTTTGACTTATATGCACAAGCAGCAGTTACAAGTGGAATGACCTTCTCCATGAAGTCCGGTGACACATTAGGAGCTAACTACGAGGTAGCAGTAGATTGGGAAGATGTAAAAAAGAACTTCTATGTAACTGATGAAGCTGGAAACATTGTATTCAAACCAAATGGAGAACAGAGGGACTATGCTAAATATCCAGACAGTACAGACCAAGCTATTACTATTAAACTGACAAAGGACTTAGATACATTTGGTACGATAATGCCAAGCAAGTTCCAGCAAGTTAAAACTGGCGACAAGTTTGTCATATTGCACATTGAAATGCCACAAGCATATATAGACAAGGCACAAGAACGTTTGGACGTCGCCATGAAAAGATATATGCTTGAAAATAATATGCCTTTGTATGACTATCCTTTGAGCTTCGACGAACACTTCTTGGAAACAAACCAAGCAATTCTTGCGCAGATTAAGCCTAATACTATTGTCAGATTCTTGTATAAAGACAATGAGGACGCTATGGAATTATCCGTAAAGGAAATGTCAATCCAATATGGTACAAATCCCCTTCCTACTTATAATATTACCTTAACGGACGAAGTGTCTATTGTACTGAATCAGATAGGACAGATAGCTGATGGACTTAGCAAGTTAGGAAGCCAAGTAGCACAGTTACAAGCTATTTATGGACTTGACATTGTAGGCGAACTGAACAAAAAACTCAGCAGAGTTAAAGATGATACCGCACAAGGAATGATAACTTTCTTGCGTGGATTGAAAGTTGGTAGCTTTGTTACCGGAAGTACGGGCGGTATATTCTATGCAGATACAGACGGAAAATCACATGCAGAGCTTGATTATCTGACAGTAAGAATGAAAGCCATGTTCTATGCTTTGGAGATTATCAAGACCGGAGTTATCGGAGGTCGCCAAATGATTACTCCCGGTGGTGCAATCGAATGTATCAAGATAGAAGATAGAAATGATATACTTGACGAAGAAGGTAACAAGACTGGCGAGAATGTTTGGGACTATTGGAGATGTTACTTCTATCAAGATGATGGTACAGAAGCGTTAGATAATCGTTTCCGCGCTGGGGATATGGCTTTAGCACAAGACTTCAATATTAAGGAGGGAGTTTATGAGAATGTGTCAAATCATTACTTCTGGCGTTTAGTCGTAAACGTAGGAACTAATTACATTGACATCTCAAAAACTGATGCTGATGCAGCCAGTGATGCACCACGAGTAGGAGATACCATTTGCCAATTAGGTAATAAGACCTTTGTTGATGCAAATGGTGTTACTCATGTAGAGGACAAGACAAGACAGAATGCAATTATCTTTAGTGCAGTTGACACTTTCTCACCAAGTATGACTTTATATGCTGGCATAAACAGCTATTCATACCTCAACAAAGAGTATGTGTCCTATGGTGTTGATAAGACCACAAATCTCGCTTATATGAACGTCTATGGCAACTCTTATATCGGAGCAAGAGATAAGAGCAGCTATATGAAGTTTGATACGGTAACTGGTGTTGAGATAAAAGGTAAACTTGTAACTAAATCCGGCAAAGACGTTGAGGAAACATTCAACAGCTTTCAAGACCAGATAGATGGAGTAAAGGAAACTTGGTACGGAGAATATACACCAACTCTTACTAATCAGCCAGCAGTTGATTGGAACACAGAAGCTTTGAAAAAACGGCATGAAGGTGATGTATTTACCAATATCCAAGAATATGTCGATGATGAAACTACTCCCGATGCAGGCAAATCATGGAGATGGGTAAAGACGGGAGATACATGGGGATGGAAGCAGATTGCAGATAATGACACTTCAAAGGCTTATCTTGAAGCAGCTAAAGCGCAAAAGGCAGCAGAAGAAGCTAAGAAAGAAGCCAATGACGCAAAGCAGACTGTAACCAATATGAAAGACTTCACAGACGAAGCCTTTAAAGACGGTATTGTTGACAGACAAGAAGCTGCTGCGATTGAGAAATATTTGAACTCAATTAAATCAATACAGAAGAGCGTAGCTGAATCTTATTCTAAGGTTTATGGTAATCCTTTATTGTCCGGTACTGCTAAGGTAGAACTAAAAACCGCTTATGATGGATTTAATGTGGCAACTACCGAGCTTATTACTGCTATTGATGATGCCATAGCTGACGGAGTAGCTACCTCAACGGAAGTCGCTTTGGTAGATGGTAGGTACGACACCTTCAATACCAAATATGGAGATTTTATAGCTTATTTGAATGCAGCCAACAACTTTATCCAAGACAAAATAAACACTTCGGCAAAAGATGCAAAGAAAGCTGCGGAAGAGGCCAAGAAAGCGGCAGATGCGGCGAAGGCGGCAGCAGATAATGTAGCGGGAGCGGTCGGAGATTTGAATGAGTATGTAGATGGAGCTTTTAAGGACGGTATTATTGATATTTCTGAGGCACAGTCGATAGAGAGATACATTAACATTGTAAATAATACCAAAAGTGAAGTAAAGGCAACATTTGACAAGCTATATGCCAACACCTATTTAGATGGTAACGCGAAGACCGGATTAAACTCAAGTTACACGGCTTTGAATACTTCCATCACAAATCTGCTTAATTCAATTAATACGGCTATAGCAGACGGTAAGACAACGGCAGCAGAGAAAGCGAATGTGGATGCAAAATACGCTTCTTTCAACACAGCTTATGCTTCTTTCAATACAGCCGTAGAAACAGCGAACAAAGCCATTCAAGATAAATTGAAAACTTTTGCAGATGACGCTAAAGCCTTAGCCGAATCAGCTAAAGCAGAAGCGAAAGCAGCTAAGCAAAGATTGGATAAGTGGGCAGAAGATGGAGTTATATCTCCTACTGAAAAGCAAGCTATTAAAGACGAAATAGTTCGTATAGACGCTGACAAGACTAATATTACAGCAGGATATACTTTGTATTCATTGGGTAGCCCTACGGGTTATCTGAATGCTCATAGCAATTATCGTGCAGTGTTGGTTACATTGTCGGCTTCTACTCCCGAAAATATAACCATACCTTCTGACTTCGCTTCAAAGCAATCTGCATACTACAACCGACGAACAGCAGCTTTGAATGCTATCAGTGATGCAGCTAAAGCAGCAGTAGATACAGTTAAAAAAGATTTGGCTGGTTATGAATATCTAAAGAAAGCGTGGAAAGAGAGTACCACAATCGAAGGTGGTGTTATTCAGAATGCGTTAAACATGCTGGGATATACTGACCCGGTAGCTGGATTTAAAGTAATGTCCGGTATGAATGGTGTCTATGATGCTACTAAGGTCGGTGGAGGTATTGCTTCTTGGTATGGAGGTTCTATGAAGGATAGAGCAGATTATACAGAAGCAAACATGCCATCAGATGTAGCAAAGGCTATCATTCGTATGGATGGCTCTGGCTACCTTGCAAGCGGTGCTGTATGGTGGGGGACTGATGGTGTTTTCCATGCTGACCCACAATCATTCATCATCAATAAAAATCAGCTTGGCGACTATGTTTCTCTATTCCAGATTGTATATCGTTCTGGAACTCCGAAGACTATTAGCTACATGATACCACAATATCCTATGCAGAAATTGACAGTTTCCGACTACATCGAAATAGGAACAACTGGGTATCGCATTGGAGTGGATAGTGCCAAAAATGCTATTAAAGTCTACAAAGAAGATGGCTCGGCTGTTAACTTCTACGCAAGCGGTGCTGTATCTGCAAAAGGTATCAGTTCCGGTAGTGGCGGTGGAGGAGGCGGTCTTATTGACACCGTTTATGGATATTCAAGTTTAGGTGGCACTTTTGCTGATTCAACATTATCAGACACCTTTAACGCATACACTATCAACAAGTTGGCAAGTAGAATTACTGAACTTGAAAAGAATGGTGGTGGAGGTACTGGCATTGCTGGTATCAAAGTTAACAGCAAAACTTATGCGCCAGACACAAGCAAGTATATTACGCTCCCAAACTACCCTTCCACTACTATTACTGGAACGGGAAATGTCCTTACCAACGCTACTTATGACAATAGTAAGCAAGTACTGACATTAACTAAAGGCAATATTGCTACTACCGCCAACCATTTAGAGAGATATGCTCAAATAACCTCTACTGCGATAGATACTGTATCTACATTTACAGCATCTAAGACATCTGTATGGGAGGCAAATGGTACTGCACATGGAACTACTGGTGCTAATGATACTGTATTAAACATTGGTTCTGCGGCAAATAGGTTATTCCAATTAAGAGCAGCCTATAATTCTGATGATTTTTACTTTAGAGGTGTTGGTGCAAGTTCTTTCAGAACTTGGTATAAAATCCTGCACGAAGGGAACTACGCCTCTGCCTTAGATAGTAAATATCTGAAACTTTCTGGTGGAACATTGACGGGAACACTAACTGTTGGAAATACTTCAACTTCTGCAACAGTAGCTACCATTAAATCAAGTAATGCATCTGGAACTTATATTCAATTTGTAAATGGTACAACACCTACAGTTGAAGTAGGATATAATGCGACTTATGGAGCTTACCTATACAATGATAAACTTGATAGCCATCCTACATTATGTTTAGGATTAGCTGATAATTTAAGAGATGCTATAATATACAAATATGCAGGAGTTAATTATAATGTATGGCATTCTGGAAGTCTTAAACCATACCAATTCACTGGATGGTCTGATGCAAGAAGCGTAAATCATGTGCCTAATGACTATAATGGTTTATTTATTATGAGAGGCATTAAGAATTTAACTACTATTGGGCTTTCAGATAGTGGAGTTTATGCAACTGTATGGGGATGGAGAGGATGGCGGGATAAAGGCGGAGGGCATGCTTGGGAAATAGCTTCAACTAATAACGATTTATATACTCGTCACGGAGAAACTACTTCTTGGACTTCGTGGGCAAAGATACTTAATAGCTCCAATTACAAAGACTATATGCACGATAGATTTGGTACATATGGTCTTATAGTATATTCTACTACATCCAATGAGATTAACTTTGGAGGCACATATACAAATAGTAGTAATATCTACTTTGGATATAATTCAAAAGATAATAGACCAAGACCTACTGAATATCATTTTGGGCAAAATGATGCAAGTTTACATGGGAAATATTTCCAGTCACATATACCTACTGGCACACAGCCGTTTCAGTGTGTATCTACTACTACGTGTACGAATTTGAATGCGGATATGGTAGACGGATATCATTCTAATGATTTAACTAAAAGGGTGTTTATCAATGGAATACCCGGAGGTGCAGGTTCTAAATGGATAAGAATTGGTGTTTTAAAATATCCGGGTGCAGGTGATTCTAACACTGTAATGATAACTATATCGAATTCTTATTCATATTCAATGAATAGGTCTGTAACTTTTATAATATCATTGACACATCATGCAAGTAAACCTATAATAACACAATTGAATGGTTATCCTGCTCCATTTACAGCAGTAAGAATTTTAGCTCCCAAAGACAGTAATGGAAGTTATACATATGGTGATAGATATGTAGACATATCCTATTCTACTTCAACTGCAAGTGAAGCATCCAATACTATTTATTTAACTGCTATAAATCTTAATTATAATAATTCGTATCATTTTGTTCCCAATAAAAGTTTTGTAGATGGGTCAACTATTCCTTCTAATTATGGTGAAATATGGAAATTCCCTTTTGCTACTGGACTCGGAAGTAACGCTAATATAATTTCACAAGATGGTTTGATTCAGGGAGGGACTTTAAAACTAAGTTCTACAAGTACTTTTGCTGGTAAGGCTACATTCAACGGAGGGCTATCTGGAACATTGACTGGCTCTCTAAGTGGTAATGCTACAACCGCTACAACCTTGCAGACTTCACGTACAATAAATGGTACATCGTTCAACGGTTCAGCTAATATTACAACTTCTTATTGGGGAACTACAAGAACGATTTGGGGACAGTCAGTAAACGGGTCGGCAAATGTCAGTGGAGCTATGACTGGAGTTACAAGCATTACTGCAACTGGTCTTATAAGAACTTCAAATCTGTTCTCTGCTGGCGATGGAGGAAGCGATAATGCGTATGGTTATTATAACTGTACTCGTCCCAATACAGCTAATACCGGATATGTATGCTATGCAATGGTTAGAAGTGGTACTTACGCATTTGGAATTGGCTATTATAATAGTGAAATAGTTTTAGGTAGCGCAAATACTTCAAGACAATTTGGTGCAAAATGGTTACAAATAAGTGGCGCAAGACTATTAATTAATGGTAATATAGAGGCAACTGGTGCAGTTACAGCCAAGTCTTCCTCTTCTGACATAAGATTGAAGAAAAATATCAAAGAATACAATGCTTTGGATATTATTCACAAGTTAAAGTCAGTGAAGTATTACTGGAATGATACCGCAAAAGCAAACTCTCCAATCTTTAATGACAATGAGGAGCATTACGGACTTATTGCACAAGACTTGCTAATAAATGGATATAGTCAATGGGTAAGTAACTGTTTTAAAGATTATTATGTAATACAATACGAACGTTTAATACCCGTATTATGGCGAGGTATTCAGCAAGTAGATAATGAGGTAGCTACCCTCAAAAAGAAGATAGCTACCTTAGAAAAAGAACTTAGTTCTGTAAAGAGGCAACTAAGCCTTTAAGCCTCTTAATCTCTGATTTAGCATGTTCCAATTCCTTTCTCATTCGTTCTTGCTCTGATTCAACAAGACGGATAGAAAGGATATTGGCTTGCACAGAACCAATGATTGTTGCGATAAACTCTGCCAAGTTTTAGTAGTCTTTCTCGGTAATCTATAAGTCCATCGTACTTCTCTTTTAATCTAAAGTCAGAGGAAGACTTAGCAGTAATTGCACCCGCTGCCGTTATGTTCCCCGAAGCTGTAATCGAAGCTACGCCAGTAAGACTACCGCTCACATTTCCAGCACCATTGAAGCTTTGTCCCCAAATAGTGCGTGAAGTCTGTAATGTTGTAGCGGTTGTAGCGTTTCCACTTAGAGAGCCAGTCAGTGTCCCGGATAGTCCTCCGTTGAATGTAGCCTTGCCACCAAAAGTACTTGTAGAACTAAGGTTTGTATCAAATTGGTAGCCAGATATTTGGTACTTTCAAAAAAACACCTTATTTTTGCACATAACAAATTGATATGAATATGAAGTTTAGAGATTACATTGACCTTGCAGAAAAGTATGAGGTAGAGAGTTTTATCAAGTCTGACCCTATACAATTCCCACGAAGATTTAAGGATAGAAAAGACATCGAAGTAGCGGCAGTCATAGCAGCTTGGCTTGCTTATGGCAGGCGTTCAGTATTCATTCCCAAAATAGATTATATTCTTACAGAGATAATGGGGAATAAGCCTTTTCAATATATATATGGCGTGGAATGGAATAAATACAAGGATAATTATACGAGCTTATATCGTATGACTTCTTGGCATTGCTTTGCTTCCCTTTGTGATAAACTTCATTCCATATACATGAAGTACCCTAATCTTGAAGATGCTCTTGGACGTGTTACTTATTCTCAGAAATGCACATACTATTGCCAAGGATTATGTCATTTATTGCATGGTGGAACAATGATACCCAGTCCAAACAGTAATTGTGCAAATAAAAGAGTGAACATGCTACTTAGATGGATGATAAGGAAAGATAGTGTAGTTGACATTGGATTATGGAAAACTCTATCACCTTCCCGACTTCTTGTTCCTTGTGATACACATTCTTTGCAGTCAGCAGTTGAATTTGGAATTATCCCCAAAGTAGATGAATCAAGAAAGACTTGTATAAAAGTGACTGAATTTGCAAAAAAAGTATTTCCTTCTGACCCTGCAAGGTTAGATTTTAGTTTGTATGGCTATGGAGTTCAGAAATCAGAGAAATAAAGGTTATGTCAAGAACACTACGAAAGGATTAATGGGCTGGCTGAATGTAGAAGGTATTCATTTTGATGTGAATGTAACTTTTTGGAAAGATGATAAGGGAAAACCGTTTATCTGTGTGCAAAGAGCTATAGAGAAGGTGTTTGATGAAAAGACTTGTACATTCAATGACATTAAACCTCGACCATTTATAGAATGCAATGCTTTTTATACGGGAAAACCTTTTCCAAACGTTTCATATAAGGGCTATTTTTACCTTGCATCCTTTCGGTTTGAACTACTTGCAAGCTGGGAAACAAAAGAGATGAAATCCTTATGTATGATTGTAAGCAGAACAACTGAACAACCTTTGATAAAGAGAATTAACCAGATAATGAAAGAAAAAAACCATGAATTGCCAAAAACTTAAAAACGATTTTATAAATATGAAAGATAAGACACTCAAAGAAGTGTGTGACATTCTTAGGAAATATGATATGAATTGGGAAATTTCATTGTCATATTTTGTCGCCAGCCTATTCGGTGTAGATAGGGCTGATATGCTTTCTAAAGACAGAAGTAAAGATATAGTTTATGCAAGATGGTTCTATTGGTATGTATTAAGAGAAGTCTGTAAAAAAGACTATGAAACAATAGCACAAGAAGTATCTATTGATGATGCTATATTTGTTACAAGTAGTATATATCAGGGAATATCAAACATGCAGGAACTTATATCATCCAACAGCTTTTACCGAGATAAATGGATGATAGTTAAAAGTATGGTAAGCTTGAAGAAGCCTACTTGAATTTTCAAATGCAAAGTTGTGGTGGGTTATTTGCCCACCATTTCTTTTTCCTTTGACAAGATATTCTCTATATTCTCCTCAGTAAATCCAAAGATAGCTGCGAAGCGTTTAAACTCGTCCATGCGTGACTTAGGTATCATTCTATACATGGAATTAATCGGTTTCTCACTTTTCATGGCTTTCATTGCCTTCAAAATCTCTTTTCTTTTCATTTCTTTTATTTTTACAACAATCACAGTCACATAAGAAAATCTTAGCTATGTCCCATGTCCTATCTACCAAATCTTGACCTAAATACTGTACTTCTTCCCCTTCTAATGGAATACCGTAGAATTGGCAGATATGAACGGCACAATGTCCCAATTCATGGTGATATGATTTAAGAAACTCTTTTTCAGAGTTGGTTATACTAATTACAATAACAGATGTCCTACTGATGTAGTCACTGAATGTAAGCCCAGTATTTACGCTGCAAGAGGACAAGTTGTCATAAGCAATATCATAACTTTTACTGCCACATTTCAACTTATCCATTGCATCCAAGACTTCATCCAAATAATCACAACTGTAGTCCAAGAACAGCAATATATGCCAATCATATTTTTCGATATAAAGCTCTTGTCGTTTCATAAAAGGAATATTTAGAGCATATCCTTCCAATTAATTACTTTTCCCATGCCCATCATGTCTGCGAAGAAATGACGGAAAGCTTTCTCCGTTGTAGGGTAATCCGGGTCGTCAATATAATCGCGAATGAATGTTGCATGGTATTGTTCGTTGGGAATGCTTTTGCCCAAATAATCAGCTTTTGCCATATTCGCAACATACACACTATTATAGCCATTATCCTTTTCAAGAGTAATGTTATACTTTTTAAGCATGGCTGTAACTTGGTCTTTAGTAATAGGAGTTATCTTACCCTCTTTAGTCTTCATCATTGAAACTGCCCAATCACACATTTTTTCACTGAAATTAAAGCCATAGTTTTGAAGATACGTCCGCATTTCTTCTGGTATATTGTCATATACATCAAATGAAGTATTTCCCATTTTACTGAATATTTATTTGTTAAACAAAAGGGGAGAATAATCTCCTCCCCTCTACTACATTATCAACGACGGCGACGGCGACCTCTACGCTCGCTCATACGGTCTTCCCGGTCATAATCACGGTCGTAGTCTCTATCGTACTCGCGTCCGTAATCTTCACGACGTTCACCCATTTCTTCCATTTCGTCCAAAAGGGTTTCAAAGTCTTCCTTCAAGCACTTCATGCTCTCTTTGAAGTTATCGTAGGCATCTTTGACACCACCACGACCTCTTTGAGAAATTTCTATCATTCCCATACTATTTACGTTTTAGATGTTGTTTTACTGTTTCTGTTAGAACTATTCAGTTCTTGAAGCAGGGACTTGATATCATTCAAATCACCCTTTAAAGATTTAACTTCCGATTCTAAAGAACCGATTTTCTCTTCCTGCTGTTTCTCTTTGGCAAACTGAGGATTGAGTTGTTTCAATATATTATCGCAGCTTTCTATTACAGATTGATGGTAATCTCTGCTTTCCACTATCTGACGGCTGGTCTGAATCATATTCTCAACCTCTGAAAGAATTGCTTCCTTCTTGTCCGATACAATAGCATTAGGATAGGTAAATACCTCCACATTTGTAGGAAGCTTCTGAAATTCCATAACCTCTTCACCAGCCTTTATCTTCGCATCTATAACTGTTTCCTGCTGTGCTCCAAAAGGTACAGAAGGATTATAGGTAGGATATTTAGGCATAGGATTAGATACGGATTCAACCGTTCCTATCTTCAATATTGGTTTCTCACCTTTGATAAGAATATAGCAAATATTCCCTTGCTTTAATGAACCAAACATAGTCTAAACTTTTAATTGTTACTTACTCTTTGCCGATGAAGCAGATGCAGACTGATTAGGTACTGCCGCTTCTGCCGGACTGTTGATTGCCGTTACTCCCATAAGTCTGAATATTCCACAGCATTTGTCAATATAGACAAAATGTTCAGTAGTATATCCTGCTTGAATTTGTGGCGCTGGTGCGGCTGTACCTTGCGGAACAGTTACATCATGCCCAAGAACTTGCGTAGACTTATTGTCAATAACTGGAATTTTAGTCGTTCCCACATTGCTATTCTCTGAAACTACTGTACTGTTTCGGTTTGCCATCGGAACAACTACATTAACGGGTAATGTAGCTCCTGCTGTACTAACCGGGTGACGAACTTTCCAAAGAACTACTGTGCGGTTTGGAAGGGCACGCCAGATACATGGGTTAATTCCATAATCTACTGTAGGAGTAGCTTCATCTGTAGTTTCTACATATCCCGAAGTTTCAATTACGGGAATGCCTGCAACGTCTATTTTGGGTACAATTACCCTTCTCGCTACGGAAACACCATTGTTAAAATAGGTAGTCATATTCCTTTATTTTAAGAGTTAATATTATAGGGGACACAAAGCCCCCTATGGATTATTAGCAACCGCAGCCACAGCCTTCGCCTGCCGCATAACCAGTAGCATAGGCGTTCACAAACGGATAGCCATAGCAACAGTTAGGGTTCGGCACACAATAAGCTGGAATGGGCGCAGGAGTGCGAAGCTGATTTACGATATTAGCTGTTTGTGCTTGCTGTGATGCACTAAGCTCCAATGCCGATTTCTCAGCACGTAATGTATCAATCTTATTCTGCATTTCGCGCATTTCAAGCTGACAGAACTTATCATTGATAATCTGAGTTTGAGCGTCAATCTTAGCACCCAGAATATTGAACTGAGTATTAGCATTAGACTTCAAATCATCTGTCTGGTTGATTGTAGCAATGCGGTTTTCGTAACCCTGCTGTTGGATTGCTCCCTTCACATCGCAGCAGCACTGTGCCATCTGACTTGCGATTGAGGCGTTGCCAGCTTGAATAGCGTTGATAATCTGTTGTGAGGACATACCTACTTGACAGCCAACTTCTGCAACTTTAGCGCTTACACCATTGATAGCCTGCTGAATCTGACCCACTGAGCAGTTCAAGTTAGTAGCCAGATTGTTAATAGCTTGACCGTTGCCTTGAATTGCGCTCATAAGTAACTCACGACCGTTATCGTTGTTGATGAGGTTAGCAAGCCCAGCACCAGACGGACAACCACCTTCATTGCCACCGCCAAAGCCGTTACCCCAGCCTCCGCGTCCTAACAATGGGAACAAGAAAAAGAGAAAAATTATCCATAAAAAATCCGAACCATTGCCCCAGCCATTTCCACCGTTTTTGCCATTCATAGCAACCAATAAGTTCGGGTCAATGCCTTTCTGCTGCAACAGAGGAGCAAGCATTGCCATCATTCCATTACCGCCAGCCATACCGCTATCTGGCGAGTAAATTACAGTTTTACTTTCAGACATAATATTATGATTTTAATTGTTTAATGCCCCAATATTAGGGCACAACAAAGAAAACTCATAATTTGTATCAAGTAAAATAGTTGGTATCAACCTTGTAACTAATTCGTACCAATAAGCTTTTGATACTCTTCTTTATCCATCCATCTATGATTGAATAAAGTTACTTTTGCTCTTTTTGCAGATGAAATGCTACTTACCTTATATCCAGTTGCTATTGATGCTTCTTTTACACTTTCAAATTCTGAGATAAAATTATAATCCTTATCCAATTGAATAACTGGTTGTTTCCTTTTAGCGTTAGAATTAAGCCGAATTTGTTTCATAACATCTATTGGCAACTGGTCGAATGTATTTCTCATATTACATTTCGTATTTGGATTGTTAGTATTTTCCTTAGATGTTACCCAGCGTAGATTTTCTAATCTGTTATCTGTTTTTATACCATTTATATGGTCTACTTTTGGCTTATCATCTGGATTATCTAAAAAGGCTTCTGCTACTATTCGATGTATTGATTTACGCTTCATTATACCATCCTTATATAATGGCAAAGAATAATAACCAGTACCTTGCATTGTAGGTTTACACATTTTCTCTTTTAAGGTCTTAGTATGAACCTTATGGCAACTAACTACTCTTTCCATAGATTTTACTCTACCGAAATTACTAACTTGATAAAGCCCTTCATAGCCTATCACATCTTTCCAAATCTCTTCCATATTTCCTTTTTTTGAACCTTATATTAAGAAAGGAGAAGAGAGATAAGGTAACTCTCTTTCAGAAGGTCGCGACCCCTTCCTATCTCCTTTGCAAATATACATATTATTATTCATTTCTAAACACTGCAAACGCTTTTTCTTTAGCTTCTTGATACTGGCAGTTGACATTGTAACGTTTAAGACGGGATTTGAACTTGTTCCTAATCTTATTTGTACAAGGACGAGATAATCCAGTAAGCTCGGCTATCTCATTGTCTGTGTACCACTCTCCCAAGATGCTGACAAGAATATAACGAGCATTCACACATTCCTCTTTCTTTAAGGGTTTCCTAAATTCAAGTCCAAACATAAGAGCAGAGCAGCATATAAGGCTATCAACTCTGTAGAAGTAGACTTGGATAACAACCGGATTAAACTTCCTAAAATCGGATGGGTGAAGCTATCTGAGAATAGAAAATTTGAAGGAGACGTAAAGTCTGTCACGGTATCTAAAACCAAGACAGATAAATACTATGTAAGTGTATTGGTAGAAGATGGGAAAGAAATTCCATCCAAAGAGCTGATAACTTATGAGGGTACAATCGGCATAGATGTGGGAATAAAGGACTTTGCAGTATGTTCCAATGGGGACGTATTTCAAAAACCTAAATATCTTGAAAAAGCTACTGACCGATTGAAGATAATCCAAAAGCGTTTCAGTAAATCCAAGAAGGGAGGAAACAGACATGAAAGACTTAGAAAGCAGTTAGCAAGACAATACGAGAAAGTAACCAACCAACGGACAGACTTCTTACACAAAGTAAGTACAAAGCTCGTTCGCGAAAACCAAGCGATAATCATAGAGGACTTGAACATTAGCGGCATGATGAAAAATCACAAGCTTGCACGTTCAATAGGTTCTGTTGGTTGGTCTACTTTCTTCTCCATGCTTGAATACAAGTGTGAATGGTACGGAAAGACTTTAATTCGCATAGGTCGCTTTGAACCGTCTTCAAAGATGTGCGAGTGCGGATATATAAATAGAGAGCTTAAACTTTCCGACCGGAAGTGGACTTGCCCCAAGTGTGGAACTGTGAATGACAGAGATTTACTTGCAGCCCGAAATATCAAACGCTTCGGACTACAAGCACAGAATTTATTAACCCAACTATGGACGACCGGGGCGCAAGCTCCCTAAGAAGTAGCGGTTCGATGAAACGTCAAGTTGTTCAAGTGTAAACTTGGATATAAGCGCCTTAAAAGTGGTTGCGTCTGGCATATTCTGCAATTAGAATGCCATCTCTATCTGGGTGTTTAATATTATCAAACTGTGGAAACAAGCGGTTCCCTATATCTAAAGAAGCTTTTTTAAGCTCTTCCCCACTACAGCCCTTTGGAAGAAGTTCTTTTTGCCATTCCTTAGAATCTACAAACATGTGGCGAATACCCATTACTTCAATCATAATAAGTTCTGCCTCATGGCAACGTAACGCTGATGCAGTAGATGCAAAGCGGCTTGGATTTACAAGAGGACGCTCCATCAGAAGCGTAATGTCATTCTTGTTGTATTTGGAAAACAGTTCCATAAATTTGCTGTAATCCAACCGGGACACTTCTTTCTTTGCCTTTGTATAATCTTGTACTTTTTTGACGGGTGTCTTGACAAAAACGGATTCAATATCATCTCCGACAATACCGATGCTGCCGGAAACGCCATTATCCAAACCAACGTAAATCTTGCTCATATCATTAGATTTTAAATTTCCACAAAGATACAAACTTTTTTAAAACTTCAAAAGAAAAAGCCCCGGATTAACCGAGGCTTCCCCAAATGATATGAAGTTGGTCGCAACACGCACGTCACGTATTACTGTGCAAATATAAGCATATTACTTCTTGCTACCAACGTTTTCATCAACTATTTTAGCATCATCAAACATTGCTGCTACCTTTGATGCTTTATCCTTGTCAATCAAAGGCTCGTCACCAACATTATCTACATAATCCGGAGTATCTGCACTACGGAATACAGCTTGGTCGTCCCGTATGGCATTCTGCATTTCGACTGACAATGGAGCTTTTCGAGATAAGTGCAACTTAATTACAGTCTTCCGGCACATTTCATGGAAATCAGTTACCCATTTTGAACTATCACGCACATTAGCATACTGACTTCTATATGTCTGCGAATAGCGCAGACCGTGAGCTTTCAGTTCCTCTACTGACATATATAATGTGCTCTCAAATCCGTTCAAAAGCTGGAAGTAAGATACATAACCGATAATGGGAAGTTCAGAACGCCTTTTATCGTCTTGTTCAAAATTAAAATCTATTTGACCCGTCAATCGGTTACGATTTACAAGCTCGCCTTCCCTTACGTCTGTATCATTAATACACTTAAACAGTCCACTCCGTAATGCCAACTGCCCATAAGCTCTATACCCAATCTGGAATTGCGCTTCTGTAATACCTAATTTATTGTTCTTATAAGGTATCAGATAAGCACAACCAAAAGCAGGGTCAAGCGGCAAATCGGATGCAGTAGCACGAATAGCACCATACATAAGCGTTGCTGGCTCACATTCCTGCAATTTTGCATTGTTAGCTACTAAAGATACCAAGTTGCTTACAAAAGCATCCTTTTTATCACTCAATACCTTTTTCAAATACTCTTGGGTTGCATTGTGGGATATGTAGCTATTCAGCCTTTGCAATCCCGTTACTTTGTTCTCGCTCATATTCTTTTAAAATTAATTGATATTGTTCTTCTGTAAATTCTTTCCAATCTAAAATCATAACCCTATACCCAGCTTCCTTCTCTATAAGATTACGGTAATACTCCACATTGAAAAAATCATCTTCTTTAGGTAGAAATAAAGAAGCTTGACCTCTACTATGATAATAGACAATGTACCAATAGGAAACGGCAGGAGCATCAATACATGAATATACTACACTGCCAATATAACCTAAAAAAAGAATACCTAAGACTATCCATACTAACATATTACTGATGGAGTAAAGAAAATGTCCTATGCAAAGCACACCAATTATAGACAATATGATAAAGAGGAGAGAAACTATCTCTTTCCCCACAGCCTTTATAATCTTACTTTTCATCCTTCACCTCCTTAGTCTTAATCAGTACATAACCTTTCTTCTTGACTTCCTTCTGGTATTCAGCAACCAGTTCGGGATGCTCAGACGCAAACTTTACCTTATCGAATTGCATAGATATGGCTTCATCTACTCTACTAATAGTAAAATAGGGGGTCTTTACATTCTTAATTTCATTCTTGCACAAGAAATCATAGAAACGGGATTTAAACTCTTCTATGCTGTCTTGCTTCTCCTTTATTGAAACAAGAATGTTGTTTACTTGCTTCATCTGTTCTTGAACCTCGGCAGGCAAATAATCCCAATCTATTTCCTCACGTTTGTATTCAGTCATTTCGGACACGTACTGGGCGGCAATATCCATTCCAGAAGCAATATCAAATACTGGCTTCTTGAATATCACCTTCTTTCTGCTTATCTTATCGGGGTCAAAAGCAAACTGTAGCTGCGATTCGTCCTCAAACATAACAGAAGCATCATAGTGGCAAAGTTCAAGCTTGAAATCAGCACCTAACTGCTCTGCCAATTCCTTACCAAGCACATACTCAACATAAAGTTGTTCCTTATAATCTTTATAAGTCTGCTCGATATCAGTAGTAGTAGCCTTACATTCGACCCATAAGAGCAATGGCTTATCCCTACTCTCGTCAAAAAGAGAGAAATCAATATGCACGAGCAAACCAAGTCCTTCACGCCCGTATTTCTGACTTCTAAAGCATTTATTGCTCTCCCAACGCTCATCTACTTGCACCAAGCTGTCATAAATCATATTTTCTATGAAATCACCGTACTGCATGGCAATATTAGTAATGTTTGGTCTTTCATACAGACCTTTGGCAATGGCAAGACGCTCTACTTGTGCTCTTTGAACACAACCGTTCTTGGCTATAGCGGCAAGAATACGGGCATCTGACCCACCGAGATTCCCAACTCTGGACGATATAATTTCGTCCTTGTAACCATAATTGTTCTCCATATCACTTCATTTTGTTAATAAATTGCATAATATCTTCCCTACTTACGTGACCTCTGCCTTTAGGCTGCAACAGCATATCCGCAAAGAGGTCTGCAACAACATTGTTGATGAAATCGTGAAGTGTACGCTTAGTCACGCACTCCTCCGATTCAGACATCTCAATCTTAGACTTGATTTCTTTAAGAATTTCATTGTTCTCTTCCAGCAAAGCTAAAATTCTATCAATCTTCTCTTCCATTCTCCCATCGGTTAAAATGCTCCAATGCCCTGCTAAGTGTCTGACAACAAAAAGCACTGACACCAAAATCGTTAGCTGTGGGATATAGAACTCTTGCCTCGTAATGAACTGTCTGACCGTTAAGAACTACATCAGTGTCGCTACATTCCCTACGTCTGAATACTTCATACCAGCGTACACTCGGATTCTCAATAATCTCAACCATGTAGATGTACGCATTGTTACCTTTGTTAATCTGCTGGAAACGAAAAGGCTTCATACTACCTTTACCGTTAAATTTTAATTCCAACTCCCTCATAATAATATATGTTCAATTTTATCATTACAGTTATGTTCTAATAATATTTTAGTAAATATATCAGTGGCTTGTTCTAATGTTTCAATTTTAACTCCTTCATTAGTATAGCAAAATAAATCATTAGAATTTACATATATATATTTATGTAATAACTTATGAGCTTTTCTTGATAAAATAAAAACCTGTCTCTTATACACATCTGACGCTGCCGACGATCGCATAAGTGT